CTGTGGTTCTGGTATACTAACTACTACTTTTGCCATTATCTTCTTCCATCTGGTTGAGCATCGACTCTCAAAGTTCCATATCTCCAAGTTTCACCGGTGCCATCATTTTCTATTTTAATTGATAATAATCTTCCTCTTGCTCTAGTGTCTACCTTATCAGTAGAATTGGTAATTGTAAATGGGCCAAGAGGTGAGCTAGATGCAGTGTTATTTGGATAATCATTCAATAGTAATGTAATTTTTGAATTACCTGTAAGAACCTTAAAGTCAGGTATAAATCTTTTTACAGACATAAAAAACTCTCCATCTCCTCTGTAGTCAACCATACCTGTTGATTGACCTTGTCTAGTTCTAGCTGCTGTAATATCAAAGTCTCCAGATTCAATAAATGCATTAATAGAAGTTGTGCCTGATGAATTAACTTGATCAGTTCCAACTTCGTGAGCATAATAAGTTGAAGCTCCATATGTGTTTGTAATACCCAAGATATCTCCAAATACAGGTAGTGATGTTTTATCATATTCAGTAGCATATGGCACATCAAAGACTCCGGTATCTACATACGAAGTTCTAGCTAATGATGAAGTTGTCCAAACATTTTCATTATAATTATAAGTAACACATCTATCAATTTGATCTGATCCTGATTTTGGGTAAAACCAGTTTACTTCTCCATATAAAGTATTGTGTTCTGCATATATAATTTCGTTTGCATTATAGTTTATTCCCAAATTATTAGAAGTTGTTGTAAAAACAAAATCTTCAACTAAACATGGTAATGATTTAACTGTACCATCAAATACAAAAAATCCACCTTCACCTGACATCCAAAATACTTTACCATCAGAATAACTTAATGCATGTTGACCGATACATCCACAGTTAGTACCAACTTGTCTTACACTAAATGTAAATGGCGGACCAACAAATTGAATTACATAAGCAGAGCTATCTGTTAATACTAATGTATAATCTTTACCAGATACTGCTCCAACAATTCTATTTCCTTTATCTAATCTAAATGTACCTGCAGTATTAACTGCAGTAGGTGTATAATCATTTAAGTCTTCTTGATTTGAAAATCTTATAAACATTGGATCCTGAGTCGTAGGATCTCCAATAGTTGTTTCCGTTCCAAAATGAAATAAGTGTCTATCTCTATCAGATACTTGGGTTAATCTTGATGCAGTTGGGTTAGCTGAAGTTGAAAAACCAGATGTAGATTTAGATGCTCTAATTGTTCTAGCACCTGATGCTCCTGCATTCCAAGTAAAAGTTTCTCCATCTCTAATTGTTGCAACAAGAACTTGTCCATAGTTATCAAGACTCCAGTTTCCTGGATCTAGAACTACAGAACTTGTAGCTCTTTCAGTTCCCCAAGTAGACGTGTTCCATGTAGAAGTACCCCAACCATAACCCAGTGTTTGAAAAACAGGACCTACTTGAACATAAGGATTAACAGTCGCTGCACCTGCTGCAGTCATACCAGTTCCTCCTTCATTTCTTACAGCTTGCACTGTAAATTTATCTACAGTTGCAACTGTTAAAATTTCATAAGCCACTTCTAATTCTGCTGCTGTAAAGTCGGATGCACCTGTAACAGTTACGCCAGATAAAGTTATATATCTTCCAACTTCTAATCCATGTGATCCTTTATTAACTTGTAAAACATTTGAGCCATTAACAGTTGTTAGTGTGCATCCTGTAATAGCTGTATCTAATGGTGTAATGTCAAAAAGCTGTTCTCCATAATATAAAAATAAACCTTGAGAAGTTCCAATAGCTGCATATCTTTCACCCGCTAAAGATGTCCAGGTGTGTTGAGCACGTGCTGCTCCAGGTAGTGTTTCACCTGCAATAGATAATTGATTCCAACCACCTATTTTTTCAGGTAATCCATATCTAAATCTAACAAAATCACCATCGACCCATTGAGATTCGGCCCCTGAATCTGTGACCATCTTGTTAAAACCAGGCTTGAAATTTAATTTTTGTAGCATATAGTGCTTTATATATTAGTTTTACAGAGAATGAAAGTATCATAATTATGGACCATTTGGAAGCAATTGTAGAAATTAAAGGTGTAATTAATCCAGATATTATAGAAAAAACTATACCTTTAATAGATGCTAAAGCAATAAAAAATTTATCTATTAGAGGTAATGTTGTAAATGAAAATATAAGAAATGTTAAGGGATATCATTTAAATTTTAAAACACCTACTAATATGTTTTATTTTAATTATTTAAAAAAAGAAATTGAAAGATTATATAAATTTTATAAAGTAAAATTTCCAAAATTTGCTTCAAATAACATTAGTCAAATAGATTTATTAAAATATTTACCTGGAGGTAAATACGAAATACATACTGATCATTATAGTTCTACTCCAAGGCATTTAAGTATAATCATGAATTTAAATAATAATTATAAAGGAGGTGATTTAATTTTTACTGATCAAAAAGAAAAACAAATTAAACGATTAAAATTAGACCGAGGTTCAATTGTATTCTTTCCAAGTAATTTTATGTATCCTCATATTATTGAACCTATAACAAAAGGAACAAGATATAGCGTGGTTGCATGGTTAAAGTAATAAAAAATTTTTTTAATAGAGAAGAATTAAATCTTCTTCAAAAATATTGTTATAATAAATTAGATGAAGATAAATACTATGAATTAAACGATGGTCAAGCTTTCTCTCCTGCCTGGTATTACGACCCTTTAATGAATGCTTTTTTAGATGTAAAATTACCTATTGTAGAAAAAAAATCTAATTTAAAACTATTTCCTACTTACGCTTATTGGAGATATTATGTATTAGGAGCGACATTAGATACACATAGAGATAGACATGCGTGTGAAATATCAATAACTGCGTGTATTAAAAAATATGATGACTGGCCTTTAATAATAGAAAATAAAAAAATTGAATTAAAAGAAGGAGAAGCATTATTATATAATGGTCACCACCAAAAACATGGTAGACCTGGTGTTTATAAAGGAGAAGGTATGGCTCAAGTTTTTTTACATTATGTTAATCAACATGGTCCTTTTACTCATCATGCATATGATAATCATATTAAAAATTTATGAATGAAAAATTAGTAAATATAAATAATTTTATAGGCGTGTATGATAATTACATTACGCCAGAAGAATGTAATAAAGCTATTGAATTATATGAAAACCAAAATAAATTTAATAATACTATTAATAGAATAGGTTTTGAAAAAGCCTCCATACTTCAAAAACAAGATCAACAATTTTTTGCAGCACCTCATAATATAAATGTATGGTGGGAGTCACTAAAATCAATGATGATAAATTTTGACTTGGCTTGGAATCATTACGTAAAAAATGTAGGTGCAGACGATGCTTATGGAACTCCTTTTCATTTTACAGATTTAAAAATACAAAAAACATTACCAACAGAGGGTTATCATGTTTGGCATATAGAACATGGTAAAGGTTATGAAAACGAACCAAGAGCTTTTGTTTTTTCAATATATTTAAATGACGTAGAAGAAGGAGGAGAAACAGAATTTTTACATTTTTCAAAAAGAGTAAAGCCTAAAACAGGTAGAATAGTTATCTGGCCGGCAGGTTTTCCTTATATACATAGAGGTAATTCACCACTCTCCGGTGAAAAATATATTTTAACCTCTTGGATGATGTTAAGATAATGAATAAATACATAAAGTGTATAAATTATTTAGTATCTAAAAAAACTAATACCATCCCACATGGAAATAAAAATTTATTTCAACATCTAATAAATGTCTATGACAAATTAAGAAAATGGAATTGTCATGAAGACATTTGCTATGCTGGATTATTTCATTCTATTTATGGTAATAATAGTTTTACTTTTAAAACAGAGGCAGATAGAGAAATAATTAAAAAATTAATTGGTAAAAAAGCAGAATTATTAGTTTATTTATATAATCAAGATAGGTATCAAAATAAACAACTACAAATAATATCTTTAGCTAATGAGTTAGATCAAAATTTTATTTATGTACTAGATAATTATTTTGACAAAGAAGACACATCCAAAATTTATTTTTATTTTAGAGATACAGTTCCTTGGAACTTTATGGGTTCTGGTAGGGATGAAACTAAATGGAGAAAATTTAAATATGACTTAATGTTTAAAAATAAAATTGAAAATAAATTTAAGAAAGATACAGAAAACATTTTAAAAAACTTAAAATTTTTTGATTTATTAGAATTAGAACGAGCTTACGCCAGTGCTAATCCTTATGGCACTGTACATGAATCTCACAGAGATTATGATATAAATTCAAATGGAGGTATAACTGTAATGTATTATTTAAATAACAGTTGGGATTTAAGTTTAGGAGGAGAAACAGTTTTTTACGATATTAATAAATATGATATTCAAAAAAGCGTTATACCAAAACCAGGTAGGGTTGTAGTTTTTGATGGTTTAATAGAGCATTGTGCTAGAGATACTATTAGAAATTTTAATGATTTAAGAATGGTATTAACTTTCAAATATAAAATAAATGATAAAAATTATAGATAATTTTTTTGAAAAAATTTTATTTCAAAATGTAAAAAATCATGTTGTAAATAAATTATATTATGAACCAAGATATCTAACTAATAAAGAAAAAAATAAAGAGAATCATTACGGAAGTAGATTTATTTTACTAAATGATTTAAAATTATTAGACACCTTAGCTAAACAAGCTGAAAAAAAATTCAAAATTAAAATAAAAAAAATGCATAAAGATAGTGGTGTAGACATAAGAAATTTAAATCATTTTATACCTCACATGGATAATAATATAGGTTCAAAAATAAATGTATTAATTATGTTAAATGGGCCAACTGCTGTTACCAATGGAACTGTTTTTTATACAGATAATGAATTAGATATTCATGTGGGTTTTAGAGAAAACAGAGCTGTTTTATTTCCCTCAAACTGGCTTCACTCTGCTCACGCAACTAATGTGCCAAATTTAATAAGACACACTGCTACTTTATTTGTAATGGATTATGAAGAATAAGAAGTAGGTCTTGCGCCTATTCTAGCTATTTTTTCTGCTTCAGTTTCACCATCTACATTATTTGCATCCCAATCTGATTGTAGAGCTGATAAATGATGTGTATCCCACCTAGTAATAAAATCTTGAATATCACCTAAGTTAGCATCTTCCCAGCTAGAGTGAGGAGTTTCATCTCTATATTCCACCGCATCATTAGAGTTAGCTGTACCATATTGAATTGCCCAAATGTTAGAAAATTTAGATTGGCCCCAAAAAGAATCATCAGAAATATTATATCCCACACCTTCAGAAGCACCTTCAGCGTGATTTTTAATAATTATTTTGTCTTCAAATACTATTGTCCAGTTTCCTTTACTTGCCATAATTTCTCCTAAGTTTTTATAATATACATAATTGTTAAATAAGGTTGTAAAACTGAAGTTGCATCTCCAGAAAAGTTAGCAGACATGTTGTGAGAGTGACCTCCGCCAGAACCTGAACTACCTGTATTACTATTTCTTCCTTCGGGACCTCCATCATTTGAATAACCACCGCCAGGGTTTGCCCCTGAACTGTGAGAGTGTGATGCAAGTTGAGGTGTTGATAATGTAGCATTAGCTGTTGAACCACCAACATTTCCAGTTGATGTTACAGTGTTTGCTCCACCAGTTGATGCTAAAGCTTTGTTATTAGATTTTCCAACCGGTACGTTGTCAGCTAAATTAGGAACGTTAAAATTACCGCCTCCTGGATCACCGTAAGTTGTACCAATGATTGCATATAAAGCTGCGTAAGTAGATTGACTTACTGATTGTCCATTACATTCTAAAAATCCAGATGGAACAGATGAGTCTGACCATGGCACAATAGTTGCTGTAGGAATACCTTCAATACCTGTAAGGTTTGCTCCATCAAAATCATATTTAGTTGCTTCGTAATTTGACATATTCTATTTCTCCCTATAAGTCCAACCTGTTGTAGCGTCTCCAGAATATACTAAACTGAAACCAGCACCTTGTGTACTAACTGTAAGGTCAGATGCACTATTAGCTATATTAGAAGAATTTCTACCAACAGTCAATGCGTTAGTATTAAAATCATAACCTTGATCTATAAATGAAACTTCATCACCTGCACTTGGTGACGCTGGTAGCGTTACTGTAACTGCTCCACCATTTGTATTTACTAAAAGTTGAGCTCCAGCTTGAACTGTTTCAGCCGCTGATACTGCTCTCCATGTTTTAAGTTCACCTGCTTTTACAACATTAGTTCCATCAGAATATAATGTGTAAGTGTGACCTTCACATAAAAGTACACCTGTTCCAGATGTAGTTTTAAAAGTTAGAGTAAAACCTGCATGATTACATGCATCTTCAACAAGATAAGTTTTTTCAACTGAATCTGGAATAGTAACATTTACGTTTGCTTCAAGAGTTCCTGTTAATTTAATAACTTCATTCTTACCATTTGATAAAGCACCATTTGTAAAAGTTAAAGCTCTAGATGCGTTAGTTACGTTAAATGCGTCATAACCACCAATTGCTTGTTCAAGAATTAGTAAGTTAGTATTTGTAATTTGTCCCCAAGTTCCTGAGTTTTCCCCAGTTGCTTGAACTGTTAATTTTAAACTAGCTGATGTTGAATTTGCCATAATTTAAATTCCTTATTTGCGTTTACTTTACTAAAAAATTGAGTTTGTGTCAAACTCATTATGCAGCTACTTCTTGCCATCCTGGAGGATCTATAGGCGCTGTACCTGTATTTACATCGTTCCAGATTAAAGCACTACCAGAACCTTGTGCCATAGTCAAGGAATTTCCTGTTACTAAAACATCTACGTGAATAATATAACTAGGAGAAGATAATCTAGCGAGAGCAGGTAATCCTGTTAAAAGCACTTCTTGACCAGGAACTGCTACAACACTTCCTAAACCTGCAGACATTGCAATACCTGTTACATCTTGTGGAACATCTCCTTGCATTCCTAATTGGCCGGTAGCACCAATCATAAAATTACCTGTAACATTTGCGTCTGGTGCAGGATCAACAACACCTAAAGTTGCTTGAGCTATGTTTAAAGTATTAGCAGTTATATTTGCGTTACCTGTAGCTGCTAAAGTTCCTGCAGTTGCAGTCATTGCAATACCAGTAACATCTACATTTGCATATTGACCTTCAACGCCCCATGCATTTACATTCCATTGTTGTCTACCCCAACCTGTTTGATTATAAGCTTGAACAGAACTAAGACCCATTGTTGCATGATTAGTTGTAAGCATTGCATCAGGACCAGCGTCTGCTGTTCCTAAAGTTGTAGTAGCCGATAAACCAGTTGCAAACACAACTGATCTAGTATCAAGAGTTACACTTCCAAGTGCACCTGTTATTGTTTGATTATTATTTGTAGAATTTGTTGCAGTGACATCAATTTGTACAGCTATAGTTCCTATATTAAAAGACGCACCTATTCCTGTTGGAAGTGCAGTACCAAATTCACCCCAGGCATTAATGCCCCATTCAATACGTCCCCAACCTGTATTTATTTCACCTGCAGCTTCTGTAGTTGTACCAAGAACACCAGATAGACTTACCCCCGTTAATGTAAACGTAGCATTAGCTGAATCGTTCCATTGGTTTTGGCCCCAAAAGCCTGTATTCCAAGTTCCTGATGCCATAGGATTTTAACTCCTATGTACTAACCAGAGATTCTTAAAATCGCTGCTGTTGATGTAGCTGCTGGAAACTGAATTGTGAAAACACCTGCTGTCGCTGTTTTATCTG